CTGCGATCCCGAACGGTCACACCGGTCTGATCGGCTTTGATCTCAGCTTTGTGATATTTGGCACTGATGACCACATTCCCAAGGGTACCGCCCAGATCCACTTCAGATCCCGCAGTCCCGTATTTTACGATCATCGGGCTTATTTCCATGCTTGTCACTGTTACTGTTGCTGAACTCATTTTCTATCCTCCTAAGTTAAATTAAACTTTCATAGTGTTGAACTGCAAGCTCTACCGAGACTTCCTTCCGAAAGACCGCTCTTGGATCTTCGGGGTTCTTAGCGTCCGAATACAAGGGCGAGAACTGACAGTTTTCTATCACCGTTATAATCTTGACCTTTCCATCGGCACTCGTCAATTCAGCCTGATCAAGTAAGCCAGCAAGGGCCGCTTGATAACGATAGGCTTTTAAATAGATACGCTCCGCGTCCTTATCCTCGATCACCACTGTGACATTCAATCTGGTCTCGGCGTTGATATGGTTCTGCCCCCGCTCGCGCTTCTTGAAGTCCATCCGCTCCGGGATAATGAACACCGCAGGGCTTCGGTAGGCTCTGGCGTGGTTATAAACGAAATAGTCAGCCGGTGGATCCACCGCAACCACGGGATAGGTGGACGCCCGGGTCGTTGCCACCTGAAGCAATGCGGTCGCCATGTTAGCCGATAGGTAGGCTTTCACTAGGTAGACATCTGTTTCCGCGAGCTGCAATCCGATGTCGGCTGGCATTATTCACCCCTCTGGATATTGTACATGATGAAGTCCCCGATTGATTGCTTGATCTTAGCCCTGAACTCAGGACCCCATGTCGAGAACGACCGAGCATCGTCTACATACTTCGCGTAGCCGACATTGGTAGAAATCACCATTGAGCTGTTCGTTACGATCTTCCGCTGACCATTGCCCGGTCCAATGACTGACTTATAAAGTCTATTAGTTGCGATCAGCATCTTAGTACCCGCGCCTTCATAGGACGCGAACCGCTTTCGCTTATAACGCTCATATTTGGCGTTTAAGCCCTTCCAGCGGCCACCCTCACTCTCGTTCTCAGTCATCCATCGCGTGCGCTGGGCGTTCTGGTAAATGCGATAAATGTTCCGGTTAAGGAATGACTGCATCGATCGGCCCCGATCAATCAGGGCCGTCAAGGCTAGGCTCACTCCGTTATCCGTGACGGTCAGGTTGACATCACTCATCGGTTCGGTGCCACATCTCTCACATTGCCAAGGTTATTCCCCCAGAGTGGTGCCAATGCCTGACCCTGACGGTTCTCATAGTAGTCGTCCCGGAGCTTCTTAGCCTCTGCCCGGGCATCCTCTGAGGACTTCTTAAACGAGATGATCACCTTCTCGCGCTCCCCATCCGGGAGATCCTGCATCTTGTAGGTGTCGGAGAAAGTATCGGCAAATCTAAGCGCGAGCTTCTGGTAAGCCTCAGCAGCCGCATAAGCAAGCACCGCAGTCTGAAGCCCACCGATCACCTGAGTGTAATCGTCCCCACCCGCGATGAAGTTCGTCGCCAAGCGAAGGAACGAGATCAGTTCCGAATCAATGAAATACTGTGAGTAATAGGTGCATTCAATCACATCACCAGCCACGGGAGCCCTCGCAAGCACGAAATACCCGGTTTCAAGATCATCATCGGTAATGTCTGTTGAAGGGTTAAGCCTGACCCCGTTCTTGTAGACTCCGAGATAATTTGCAGCGACTGTGAAATTCGTGATCCTACGAAACTCGAAGGTTTTGAACACCGTGTTCGTGCCGTTAATGTCCCCAAAGACCCGTTTGTAAGCCCGGAGCCGGTCCTTAGAGTTGTCGGATAGCTTAGTTCTCAAATCACTGATTGCGGTCGTCCAGCTCACTTCACTACCCCCAACTGTACCAGCGCATCAAATAGCACTGTGTCCTTTTCCAGAATCACATAGTTCAATCCGAGATCCTTCATCAGCCGTGCCTTCTGGTAGCACTGATCCGCGTCCGCTTCCGTCACTGGCTCATCGACATAAAGTGTGGTTGTGGTCTTTGAGTCCCCAAGCCGGGCATACGGGAAGAACTTGTCGAACCGCTTGATGCGGTCATAAAATTTATAGCGTTCTCGAAACTCTTCGAGATACCAGTTTTTAATATACACGGAGCTTTTGGCGATCTCTTCAGCCATGGTCTTGAACTCTTGAACCGGCTTGAATTCGTCTTCCACTGGCTTCTCTATTACGCGCTGAGCGAATAGCTCCGGCCTTTCGCTTGGTTGAATCACCGTCAAGGTTTTACCACTTCGAATCTTCGCCATCTGATCTCCCCACAAGGTTTTTGGGCCGATCACGGCAACAGGGTGACATTGTTCCTGCTGCCGTGTCGTCGGGTGCTGGCAGGTATGGAATGTCCCACGCGAGCTTTGCACCTTTTTAAACTTGTACTCCTACGGACAGGGTAGCATCGCCACCCTGCCCGTCAAGAGTTTTAATTGAAATCAGACCGAACCGTCAGATCCTTGCCAGAAGAAGCGTGGATCGATGAAGTCAGCATTCGCGCGAGTGCGAACTTTGAACCGAACGACATCACGGTCGAACGACATACCAGATGCTGGGTTCTCAAGCTCAACCACAGCAGCTTCGCGAACCTGAACGATGAACGCTGGAACCTTGCTATCAAGCAAGTACCAAGCTTTGGAATCGTTGTTCACTGAACCGCTGTTGTCGAATACGAACCGGCTCACGATCGGGGTTGCAATTCCTTCGATCGGGTTGATCGAGAAAGTGCCCCCGGTAGCTCCAGCGGTCGCACCTGTTGGGTAGTATGCGCTGTGGAGAAGGGTAGCCAGGTCGAAGCGATAATGAGGGGAGCAGATGATAGAATCAGGCTGCACGCTCATTTTCAGTCCGAGGATGTTCTTCTGGTTCATCAAAGCAATAAAGCCAGCTTGGATGGACGCTTGAGAAAGGGCCGCGTAAGAAGAAGGCTTGGTAGCTCCACCACCCACAAGGGCAGTAGACCAAGGATACGCAGACTCAGAAGAAGGCTGGGTTTCAGATACTGGCACGCTCATGTTCGCGTACTTCATACCGGAAACAGAAGCGAGCTTACCGTAAGCAAGAACTTCAAGAACTTGCTTCGCGTACGCGCCGAGCAATCCAGCTTGTTTCTGGAATTGTCCGGTTTGATCATCTTCCATCAGTTCTTTAGAAACTGCGAAGAGGGTTCCGTACTTGCGGTTTCTCAGTTTGATGTCCAGACCAGCAGCACCCACTTCTGGGTAGATCTCATTTTCCCCGACCTGAGCAGGGAACCCGATCCCTTGCAATGGAGCATAGAGCTCTTCTTGCTTGGTAGAGTTCACAGTGTGCGCCCAAGATTCGAAAGTAGTGGGAACGGTCTCATAGATGCTGTTTACGATGGTTTGAACACCAGCGCGGAGCACTTGAGGGAATGCACCCATCTGATCGGCTTCTGCGAGCTTCTGCTTGGTTTTCTTCCAAGAGAAAGAACGCTCGCGAACTGGGAACTGCTTCGCGTCGCGTGGATCCACTTGGAAAGAACGCTGCATGGACTCAATCAACGATTGCTCGTCTTCTGACGCCCACAGCTTTTCGGTGAGAACTGCTTTGTTCTCTTCTGCTGAATTTGCGAAAGTTAGTTTTGTACTCATTTTATTATCCTTTCAATTAAAGCTCAAAGCCAGCACCAGCGTTCATGCCGATGAGTGCTCTACCAGTTGAAGAAGAATTGGCAGTAATTGCAGCATCTTGGAAGACACCGATCACATTGGTTCCGCTTGAAGAAATCGTCTGAGCGTCTACTGAACAAGCATAGACGAAACCGCCCGGAACGAAAGAATCACCGCTCTTCAGTTTAAGAAGTGCGATAACTCCACCTTGAGGTCCAGCGATGTCTTCGATTGCTACAGAAGCATCCACTGAAGTTCCCTGATAAGAGGAAAGAAGCTTTCCATTCACCACGGTGTTCCTAGCGATACCGCAAGCGCGAGCTGCATCGGTGTCAGAGGTTACAGGCTTGATCAAGTGGTTGGTGGTATCCAAAAACAAGATGTCGCCTTGGTTGAAACTAACTGTTGAGTTAATTACGCTTAAAGCTGATTCGAACAAAGAGATCGGGCGAACGGATCGCACGATATTGTTCTTTGGTGTAGTTGCCATTTTCTATGTCTCCCTTATTTGTTTTTAAGCATATCAGCGAAAGAAACTTTTGGTCCCTTGGCTGAAGTGCTGACTGTTTTCTCTGTGGAAGTTACAAAGAAAGATGACTTGCTCTTGGACTCACCTCCAAGGGACAAACCTGCTTCTTTGAACGCTTCAACATAAATCTTGATTGCTTCGGTGACTTCCTTCTCAGAGCGCATCTTCTTTGCTCTGATCTTATCGGTCACTGAACGCGGCAATTTAGACTCTGCAAGCTTCTTGTCGAGGAACACGGTAAGATCACGCTTCTTGAGTTCGTTCTCAAGGAATGCGACCCGGGCTTCGAGCTTCATGCTTGCAGCTTCTTTTTTAGCTTCATCTTCAGATTCGTGCTTCTCAGCTTCGTCTTCAGATTCATGCTTCTCTGACTCATCTTCAGATTCTTTTTTCTCTTCTTCTTGTTGCTTGGCAGCCATGTGCTTAGCAAGCTTCATGGAGTGAGCGGCGCACTTGGCGGCGTCTTCTGACTCATAGCCCATCTCGCCGTACGCTTTATGAGCAGCACAAGCAGCTTCGGACTCTTCTTCGTCCATCTCATCATCACCCATGTGCTTCTTGATCATGTCAAGGATGAGCTTCTTGTCTTGCTCTTCGTCAGCATGGTCGTCACCAGCAGGTGCGTCCTGTGCTTCATCTTCTTGTTCTGCTTCGTGCTTCTGCTTCATTTCCTCTTCCTGCTCTTTAGGAAGGATGTCTTTCTTTGCCATTGATTGCTCCTTTTTGCTTTCAATTATTTCCAGCACCCGCCCCTTAGCACCAGCTTCGGTCACGAGATCGGTCGAGATTGCATCTCTGATGTTATTTACCACTCTAACTTGCGTCAATCCCTGCTCGATAGCTTTCATGATTTTAGGCTTGCAAGACTCGGGAATGTTGCCCTCTTTCAGAAAGTCCTCGACATTAACCGCTTCGGCATCGCCTGACGCGTTAATGGAAAGACCCACGAAATCTTTATCTGGATATTTTGCAGAGAACTCCACCGACTGGCGTACCAGCGCACGCGCCCAGTCGTAGGGAGTGTCAGGCATGATCACGAGATCCGCACACAAGGCTTTTGATTCGTCCGCGTTCTCTTCGACATGGACATTTTCGAAATGCCCGATAATGTCACGCACGGACCGCTCTGGCCTGTCGATCTCTTCTGATCTCGCCGGGTGGTCGGCATAGCACTTCTTTCCTTCGAAAGCCGTGATTGCGCCAGCGATGGCGTTTGCTGAGTAGTAGAACCCATCGCGAAGGTTCCCAAGCCCCTCTTGGATCAATGCCACTTTGAACTTGTTCTTGGTTTGAGAAGCCTTGGATGTGCCCAGCGTGGTTTCAATAAACCGAGCGGACACGAAGCGATCCTTGATCCCGGCTTCCTGCTTCTTCTCTTTCTTTTCTTTCTTCTTCTTAGGCTTAACACCATCGCGAAGCACAGGCAGGTTCCCGGAGGAAACATCCGCTTGCTTCATGGCATCGACCTTGTCCTTCTGATCCACAATCGCAAGCCCCATGGCCTTCAGCGTGTTCACAAGGGTAGCCGCGTTCATGGTGGGGTTATCAGCTAGGATCTTATTGATTTGATCCTCGACGCTAGGCTCAGGGTTCGTGAGCGGCTTCTTCTCGGGCTCGCCGACCTTTGGCTTTGCTTCTGCGATCTTCTTGCTCTTTGAAAAAGCTTTCTGACCAAAGAATAAGAAAGTGCCCTTAGGTCCAAGGCTCTGAGGCTTGGCTTGATAGTCCTGTTCCTGCTTCTTGCCTTTGATCTCCCCACCCATCTTCTTGTAAATGTCGGTCGTGAGCGCGTAGAGATCGTCAGGATTAGACTTCGCAGCTTGAGCCTTGGCCTTAGCCCACAGCCCTTCATCAGCCACCCAGGACGGTTCAGTGATTGCTGACTCTTTGGTGATGCTGGAAACGGGCTTCTTTGACCACATCTTACAAGACCAGTATTTTGCTGAAGTCTTGTCGGTCGCCTTATCGCAACCATGACGCGCCCTGAAGTTCTTTCGGGCTTCTGGGTTGTCTCTCTTTATGCTCATCTTCGGATCTCCAAAAGTAACTTTCTTTCTCTTGCCGCCATCATTCACATACACCGCGAACTTCTTCGGTCCATCGGGAGTCCTGAAAGGCTTATTCAGCGGAGCGTCCGCTTGCTTCGAGGTTTTCTTCTTACCGCTCATTTCCAGTTTTGCCTCTTCACCCGATCCGCTTTTGAAACGAACTTCACCTTGATGTCGAACTTGCCTGAGGTGTTAGGCTGAACTTCCGGGCGATAGTCCATCTCTTTGATGTTGATCCCCATGCTTTTCGCCACGCGCTCGACCTCTTCCAAGCTCTTGCACCGATAGCCTTCGATCTCGTAAATCTGCCGCCTGACTACTCGATTGAGTTGAGTCGATCCGCGATCCACTTCCTGAAGGCGTTCGTCATCCCTTCCCAAAAGAGTCTCGGGGTTTTTCGCAAACTCGTCAAATGTGGGCATCCCGAATGACTTCGGGTCTGCCATCACTTCGTCAAAGGTAGCGTTCGCGAGCTTTTCTAGGTGCTTACTCATATTCCTGATCCTTGATGTCGGTTTTCTCACTCGATGTGATGTCGCTTGTAGGCTTTGGCACATCCGGGATGTCCTGTTTAGGAAGCTTTGGAGCCGGTGCGGTCAGTGGGTTTGCTACGATTGGCGATGCTGGATCCTCTTTGATCTTATCCTGCTCTTCTTCGTAAATATAGTCAGTCACATTAAACTCTTTGGCGATCATGTTCGCCACGCGTTCGTTTGAGAACCATTTCATGTTCTCAGCGAAAGCCAAGTCTTGGAGCTTCTGGGACCTGTCAGCCGTGATGATCTCAGGGAATGTCACTTCACAATCAGCATTGATCCCGACCTTGTCCATGAGGTAATCCCACAGGTCTTGGATGATCTTTTCATAAAGCTTCTGACGCGCTTCGAATCGCTTAGCGACCGGTTCAGTTGCCGTAATCGCTGACGCCCGGGTCTGACCACCGCTGAGATGGGTTCCGAAGTATGAAATCGGGATACCCATCCCAGCAGCGACACAAGAAAGTGCCCATTCAAAGGTGACGGACCCCCCGCCCTTTCCTGTCCCCTCAACTCCTTTATACTCGCGCTTGATCTTTGCGCTGTGTACGAACTCAGACCCGGCAGGTGCCACGGTGCCAAGCGACGCCTGATCTTGGATATAAGCGTTGATGTCGCCCTGAGATCCTTCGATCGTGGTATCGATACACCAGCTCGCTTGCTTCTGGAGCGACACCAGCGAGTAGTTCACGCAGTCCCTTAGCCGCTTTAACATCCCAAGCACAGAGAAGAGATCAGACCGGCCGCGCTTCTCGTTTGAGAACGCGTTGACCTTGTAGTGGTTGATCTGATCGGCTGGAATCGTTTGAAAGATAAACTTCGTGGAAGGCACCACACTGTTCTCACCTTGGAGTCCTGTGTACATCTGCCATTGCGTAGGTGCGACCCACACATAGTAGAGCACATTCGTAATGTCCTCAGGCACGGTCACGATCTCCCAGAACACCGTCGCATCAAGCAAGCGAACGCGTGGGATGATAGCCCTAGGGTTCGGCTGATTCGTATAAGGAACTTGAACGATCTTCGCCTGATCATCTGGCAGCTTCCAGACCATGACTTCCCCGTTTACGGAGATCTCAGTCGCGAGCTTATCCATCTGACCCTGAAGGTCGTTCGCCTTCTCGAATGCCTTCCAGATCGCCATCGCGGCCGCGTTGTCGGAGTCCACCCGGAAGCCTCGGCCTAGGGTGAAATCCTTGATGATGTTCACCGCCTGATGAGCAATCGGATCATGGTGATAAGCATAAAAAGCAGCGTTAGCTTGCTTAATGTAATCATAGAAATAAAGGTTCTTGTAAAATGGACCGCCAAGGAGTGGCACAAAGTCCTGACCGATCAAGCCTGATGTGCCTGAATCGCCATCGGTTGCGAACGAATCGACCCCACCCTCACGAAGCTCGACCCCTTGCCAGTTCTGATCCCCGTTCTTATAGGCTTCAAGGAACTCTTCCCGGCCTACGCGCTTCATCCCGAATTGCTTGGTTTCTGGATTATAGGCAAGCACCCGGGCATCTAAGCCCACATCGGGGTTTGATTCCAGACACGCCACCATCTCGGCGATGCTCTTGACCTGCTTTGGATCGCGCCAGTTCCCACCCTCGAAGCCTTCGCTGAACTCATAGTTCTCGTCGATGAAATCGGAATAGCGGTCATCTGGCTTTCTGAAATTCTTTTCGATTGACGCGGTTTCGTTAAGTCCTAGGAGTTTAGCCATTGATTGAATTCCTCTTCGTTAGATTGCTCCAAGTCGGGCATATTGTCGAGCATGGGGGCCATAGTGCACCGGCAATTGAAATGAAAGGGTGGGGCTGACTGCTCGCCGTTAGTCATCGCCTCGACCTCTTTTGTGGTCTTGCCATCGAAGTCCACGCACCCGAATTCCCCACAACACGAGTCACAGGTGTGGTCGTCGATGATGGCAATGATCGAGAAATCCACGATCCCATTCTGGTTTGCCGCGTCGTTCTGACCAGACCGGACGGAATCCACGAAGTCATTCGCAAGCTCGCGTTCAAGGTCCCATCCATAACGCTCTTCGACATAGTCGGCACCGGGCTCGGCAGGCATCCCGTACACATTCGAACCGTCCACCACGGTGTCGAGATCGCCCACATCGAAGACATCGTCCGGCCCCCGGGTATCCGGGACGAAGTCCGCCATATAGTTCGCGACCATCTTGTCCCAGTCGGCGTCGGGGATGAAAGCCTTCATTTCAAGGTCCGGAGCACGCTTGGCTGATTCGCGCACAATTGGCTTCAAAGCGCGTCTGGCTCGCTTGTACCGCTTGGTCTTTGGTAACGACTTCAGTAGCCTAGGAATCAATTCCTGGCGGTCCTCACCCCTGATACGGCTGTATTCAATCGATGACATGAGATCCCGGGCCACCCGAGTGAATGAGTGAAGGATTCTGTCAAGTATATCATGGCCTTGGCTTGTGGTAGTGGCCACGGTGTCAAGATCATGCTGATTGATGTGGATCCCCGTTTCCTTCCCGGTCGCCCGTAGGATGGCTTCAGCCTCGCCAGCGGCTGCCAGTAGGTAGGACTGACGCTTTAAATCTTTATAAATCTTCTCGATGCTTTCTGCGGCCTTGTAGAACTCGGAATTGATCGCGGTTTCAATCCCTTGGATCGCGTATCGTGCCCGGTGGGTCATGACCTGATCTGCTGGCAGCGTGCCATAGCGGAAGCTGATCATCTCCACCACGCGAAGGAATACGCCCCTTAGCTCATCGTCGATCTTCCTCTGGGCATTCAGATACAGCTTTTCAAGAGCCTGATCGCGAAGCTTAATCCATGATGTGTAGGCTCTTGACTGTGCGGCCGATCCCTTAAGCATTGATTCCATTCCACCATATCCGGCTTCGTTGTACAAGATGGCGGGGCCGGTGCGATTCGAACGCACGACCTTTCCCCAAGCGTCCCCGGTATTAGAACAACTCTTCCACTGAGCTACGGCCCCGGTTCCCACTCTCTCCCCTTCCGTCCCGCAAGTCTAACGATACAGCACCCGCATCTTACCGACCGGCGTGGACCACATTGAAGTCATGGCGCAAATGACATAGCCCATCGCATCACTCATGTGGGTCAGCGTCTTATCAGTCGTCTGGTCAAGGATCGCTTGCGCCCCAGCCTTCCAGCTTACCCTTTGCAGGTCGCGCTTTAGGTGCTTGCACTTGGGGCCGACGAAGATGTGATTTCGACCGTCGGCACTCTTTAACTTGCTGTTCACGATATTAACCCGATCCTTGACAAGCGGGTTTGAGTCTGGGGTCCGGTTCTCGTAGGTAATGCCAGCGTCATCAAGCATCTCAAACAGGATGGAATAGTCACTCTTGCCAGCGGTCGCGGTCTTTAATGCCCGCCCGGTGGCGTCCCCGACAATAATCAGGTTCGGATGCACCCTAAGCTCCATGGCCTTGACCCTGCTGATCAGTTCCATCGTCATCTCTTGGGTGTGGGTCTTGTTTAGGAATATCTCATCAAAGAAAAAGAAGTCACCATTCCGCTCTTGCCCGATCACCCACGCGCAAGGGCTGATGTTGAAATCAAGCCCCACCACGATCGGAAGGTGCTTGGTGTAGGCTTGCTGATCGCCAAGGAACGGACTCCACTCGCGGCAGTTGGCTTCGCTAAACGACACATAAGCCGACCCGTTATGGAGATCCCGGAACTCGGCCATGATCTCTTGCGCGAACTCAGCCTCGCCCATTTCCTTCTTCGCGTTCTCAAACTCAAGTTGGGTAAACAACGGATTGCAGGTGGAGGGGGACTGGAAGAACGCCCACTCCGGATCGGTCTGCGCCTTCATCGCCAGATCATAGAACGCGTCAAAGCCCGATGGGGTAGACACAAAGCAAGCAAAGCCCTTCGTGGTCGCGAGCATGGGCCGCACGATCTGGGTCCAGAGCTCCGGGTTCTGGTCCCGCATCTCATCGATCACGACGCCATGAAGCGTCTTCCCCCGGATACTGTGCGGGTTATCGCCCGATAGGTATTCCATGATCGACCCGTTCACGAGATCGATCCGAAGCTCCGTGTCGCTCTTCCTGGCTACGATGCTATCAGGAAGGCTCTTCACTTGGCGTCGGTATTGCTCTTTTGCTTGCGAGAAGATCGGGCTAATGAACGCGTAATGAGTCGCTGGGCTTTCCCATGCGCGCTTTAACATCTCGTTATTGCACATCGTGCTCTTGCCGCTCTGGCGGCCAAGGCTTGCCACCCGGTACCGAGCCTGTGACCTGTGAAATTGAAGCTGTGCGGAATGCGGTTGATAAAGTTTAAGCGTTGCCTTCATCCGGTAGTTTCGACGCCCATTCGGTTGTGTAGGTGATTTCCTGCTTCACTTCCTGAGTGACTTTCTCTTCTACCTTCTCGGACTGGCCGAGCCATTGCTTGCCAAGCCAGATGAGCATCGTGATGTTGCCTTCCTTCGCCTTCTGAAGTTGGACCCGCCTGATCGCGATCCGGCCCTTGTCACTCTTTTGGTCATAGGTGACCGCAAAAGTTTGTTTATATGTTTTTTTGCACCATCGCTCAATGGTGTCCTCAGATAGGTTGAAAAAAGAAGCGATTTCCTTCTTGGTGCACATCATCTCGCACAGCTTTTCAAACTGTACCGGGTCGATGTCTTTGGTGGGTCTACCCATTTTCTTTTTCATAGTTCACCCAAAATATCGAATTCGTCTTTCGCGCTAGGCTCGTGAACTATGCCAATGGCTAGAACTGTGTCCCGAAGTTGCGCCAGTTGCAGGATCGCCATTCCGTCAGACTCTGGCACATCAAAGGTTATCTTCCACCCGCCGGATGGATCGGTCTTTGCTTGGTAGAGTGTTGCTGAGAATGTGATTCCTGAGCTCAATGGAGTTGCTCCCCGTCATCTTTCATGACCGTGCCGAACACGCGTTCATTATACGCTTTGATCTGGGTCATGAAATTGTGCTCGTCAAATTCCAGTGACTCACACTTTTCTTCGTTCATGTACTCGATCAATGCTTTCAGAAGGTCCTTCGTCAAGATGATCGTCGCCATGCGATCACTCCGCTTTCGGGGCTTCCGGAGCCTCTGGGGCTTCAGGAAGTGGTCCGTCGAATCTCGCGGACTTCTCGATTTCCTTAAGGAGTGCGTAA